GCCCAGCCCCGCTGCTCTGGGGGGTGATCCCGGTGGTGCCGGTACGCGATGGGTCCAGCGACCCGTCGTACTACCCCCGCCCGATCATGGAGCAGTGGATCGACCACCAGATGCGCGTCAATGCGCTGCTGTCCAAGTGGATCGAAAACATCCGCGTCAATGCCGGAGGCCGCTTCCTCACGCGCCCCAACGCGATTGCCACCGAGACGTTCATGGGCGGCGTGACCTCCATGATCGAAGTGCGTGGTGCTGGCAGCATGGGCGACTCTATCCAGCCGGTCAACGGGTTCAGCGTCGGCAACGATGTGAAGGAAGCGTTGGCGCTGGAGCGACAGGCGTTTGAGAACGCCAGCGGCTGGAACCAAGTCAGCCGAGGTCAGACCACCGGCGAGTCGGGCCGTGCTATCATTGCCACCCGCGAACAGCTAGAGCGCGTGTTCAGTCCGGTGGTGGCCGCGATGGCCAACGCCTTTACCGACTGGGCCAAGGTCACACTGGCGGGGATGGCGTGGGGCTACGACGTGCCTCGCGCACTGGGCGCCGTGGGCAAGGGACGCCCCGATCTGGCGCGAGCCGTCAGTGCGTCGGACTTTGATGGGCAGTCGGATGTGCGCGTGGAGCAGGCGTCGATGATGCCGATGCCAATGGCGTTCCGGATGTACCTGCTCGACAACTGGCTCCAGTCCGGCGTGATCGACCTCAAGGAATACCGGCGTCGGCAGATGTTCGCCGTGGCGCGAGATATTCAGTCGCCCGACGAAGATCAAGAAGCGCGAGCCAAGCGCGTGGCCGATGCGTTCCGCATGGGCACGATGCCGCCCGAGATGCGCTGGCAGGATAACGAGTCCATTCACCAAGACGTACTGGAGCGGGAGATTCTGCTACAGGACGATCTGAGTCCAGAGATTGTCGCCCAAGCCCAAGAACGGTGGACCGCCTTGGCGAATCAGGCGATGCAAAAGCAGGGCGGCATGGTGCCTCCCGCTCCGGGGGCTGGCCCCGGCGTACAAAGCGGACCTCCCGCTGCCAGCGTGCCTCCCATCCCCACGGGCCAGTTGCCCTTGGCCGCGAACAATCCCCCGATTGGGGTCGCCCCGCTAATGCAACAGACATTAGCAGGCATCCCTGAAGCGGAAGTTGCCGCACGCCAAGCGGACATCTTATCCCGTCAGCAATAGGATTGTTATGACCGTTCCGATGGACGTTAGCTCCGCGATTGACGAAGCTGTCTCTGCGGCGCTCCCCGTACCCCAGTCCACTGTTCAGGATGCCACTCCCGAAGCCGAATCGCGTGCTGCCGAAGCGTCTGTGGATGCCGAGGCTGAAGCCGATGTGGCTGACGCTGCCGTTGCGTCAGCGGATTCGGAGACTGCCGAGAGTGGTGATGCGGGAGCGCCGACGCCGGATATGCCGGACGGCTATGTGGCCGTCCCCACCGTTTCCGAAGGACTGGCCACCGAGTTCATTCTCAAGGACGAACACGGCGAAGTAGAGGTTCCGGCCCTGATCGTGGAGTACAAGGCCAACGGCAAGGTGCGGCAGGATCGCTTGGATCAAGTGGTCAAGCTGGCGCAGTGGGGCGTGTACAATCAGGAACGCGAACAGAAACTGCAAGAAGAAGCGGAACAGCAGGTCGGGCAGTACCAGCAGGTCTTGGCCGAACGTGAGGCCCAGATCGAACGCCTGTTGACCGATGATGACTTTTTTGAGTCGGTGCGCGATGCGTTCATGTCCGAGAACTCGCCGGAGCGGCGAGCGGAACGCGCCGAGCAGCGCGTGGCGGACTTGAAAATTCAGCAGCAGATGCAAACTATTAGTGCAAGTGGCGAGCAGTTCTACGCACAGGAAGTGATGCCAGCCCTGCAAATGATTCAGCAGGCACTGCCAACCCTGAACGCGGAAGAACTAGAAGCTCGCTTGGAACTGGCGATGAAAGCGCACGCGGAAGTGGCCCCCAATGGGGTACCCTATGTTCCGCCGTCACGCTATGACGCCATCCGGCAGTACATCGTCGAGGACTTGGCTCTGTGGGCGCAAGCCGCACATCTGCGCCGGAATCAGCCAGCCGAACAGAAGTCGGCTGAACTGGAACGTGCCCAGATCGAAGCGCAGAAAGCCAAGCGTGCAGTCGGCCAGAAGCTCAAGCCGGTCGGCCAGCCGGGGGCGACCTCGGATCGTCCAGCCAAAGCGCGGCCTATTGTCTCTATCGACGATGCCGTAGAAAGCGCCCTTTCGTCGGTGCTTTCCTCTATTCGATAACTAAAGGAGTAGGATTATGCCTTCACCGACCGTGATTACCGATGCGGAACTGACGGGGCTTCTGAAGAACGTCTATTCCCAGTACCGTGAGAAGGTGCAGAACCTTGTCACCCCCCTGCTCGCCCAGCTCCAGAAGGCCAAGGCAGGCGGCCCCCGCAATATGCGTTGGGGCGGCAACAATGTGTTTTTCGACGTAGTGGTCGGGCGTCCGTCCGGCTCCACGTTCTCGCAGAGCGGGTACTTCCCGCCTGACACCACGGCCTCTGAAGTGCAGGGCAACGTGGGCGTCGTCCGGGCGTACACCACGCGCCAGATCGACGGCCTCGCGTTTGTCGGCACCCAGAGCAAGGACGCGGCTTTCACGACCATCGCCACCAAGACGATGGAAGAAATCAAGGAAGCCTCGACCCTGCTCATGCAGCAGGCCCTGCACAACAAGGCGGACGGCGTCGTGGCGCTGATCGGCACCGCCTCGTCCACCACCTCCATCATCGTCTCGTCGCCCTACGGCGTCAGCGGCGCGGGTCAGGGTGGTCTGCTCCTCTCGGTCGGTGACTACATCGCCGTGCTGGATACGTCGTCGTCGGATGCGGTCCTTGGCCGCGCCCAGATCACGGCGATCAGCAACAGCGGCGACAACGCCACGCTGACCCTCGGCACCGCGATCAGCGGCATGGCCGCGACGGACAAGATCGTGAAGGCGACCGCGAGCGATACGTCGTTCAACAGCGCCATGAACGGTCTGATCAACATCACCAACCGTGGTGGCAGCTACGCCTCGCTGCACAACGTGTCGGCCAGCAGCTACCCGATCTGGAACGCGGTGCGGATGACGGCGGGTACGGATACGCCCGATGCCAACCAGCCGACCGAGGACGACCTCTGGGTCCTGATCCAGAAGATCGCGGGTGTGTCCGGCAAGGACGCCCAGCTCCGTCCGAAGGAGTTCCTGCTCATGACGACTCCGGGCCTCGGCCAGAAGCTCATGCAGTCCTTCGTGGCGCAGCGTCGTTTCGACGCCAACGGGTTCGACACCACGATCAAGGGCGGCTACAAGGCCTTGCAGGTGTGCGGTATCCCGATGGTCACGGACTACTACGTCCCGGCTGGCACCATCTATCTCCTCCACATCCCGTCGCTGGCGTGGGTGGATGCGAAGGATTGGGGCTTCGTCGAGTTCGAGGGCGCGGGTCCGTGGCGTTGGATTCAGGGCCGCGATGCGTTCGAGACGACCTATGCGTGGTACGGCAACCTTGCTTGCTTGGCGCGTAACGCGCACGGCAGCATCGTTGGGTACACCGATACGGCTCGCTTCTCGCACGTCGTCTGATCCTTGTAGCGGTGGGGGGCTTCGGCCCCTCACCGTCACCCCTTTCTTGAGGAGTTTGACATGGGCAATTACTTCAGCCCACTCGCCGGTCGGTTTGGCATCATGCCCAACCTGTTGGTTGGTCGTTGTGCGGCGGCTATCGGTAATAGCACGACCACGACGTACAACTTCGGAAGCCATCCGGCGAAGTGCATCATCAACCGTGCGGTGGTCTCGGCGGGGACGGTCCCGGCTTCGACCAGCGGCACCATCCTTGGCGTGTTGCAGAAGTACGATGCGTCGGCTGACGCGGCGGTCGCGCTGACGGACAACATCGACCTTGAGGCGCTGACCGCGCATGAGGGGACGGCGGTGACGCTGCTCACCACGCTCACCGACGCGCAGAAGCTGCTGGACACGGGGGACACCGTGCGCTTTGTTGTCACCACGAACAACACGGTGACGACGGCAGCGGTCGATCTGGTGGTGAACGTCGAGCTGCTGGTCCAGAGCTGATGACTGATTCGGTGGTGCTAAACCATCGGGGGCATCCGGAGCCGTCGTCCGAGATTCAGCGACGGCTCCGGCTTGTTCATCCCCGCCTTGAGCTTCGCTATGTAGATTCCGTGGATGCCCACTGGGCGATCTGCTTGCGCTGGACGGAGAACGACCGGCGCTGGTCGATGATCCAGTCCAACGAGATTGACCCCAATCGGAGTATCGACATTATCGGCTACTTGCCGATGCACTGCTCCCCGGACGAAGCGCCAGCCTACCTCGAAAAGTCGATGCGGGAATATCCGGCAGACGAGGTCCGCAACATGGTGCGCGACATGGGGCAGTACAACAGTGTGGCGCCCGTGCAACAGGCAATGGAAGAAGCAATGGCCGAGGTGCTGGATTCTCCAAATCCGACCGCCCAGCCGAAGCGCCGTGGCCGTCCCCCTAAAGTTCGATAGGATACGCTTATGCCCACCGTGACCCGAGCGCAGTTGGTTGAACAGACCCGCGAGTACATGGATGCGGTCGGGTCCACGCGGTGGACTGACAGCTTTATCCAGACCGTTCTCGCGCAGGTGTATGACGAGGAGTGGTCGAACATCCTCAACGCCGCGCCGTACTACACGTTTCAGCAGCTTACGTTGACCACGGACGCCAACGGGCAGATTCCGTTCAGCAGCCTGAACACGGGCAGTGGCAACGCCGAGCGCAACTTTTATCGCGTCTTGTCCGTCTCGGACGGCAACGTCCTATACAACGAGACGACCTTCCAGTACGTCCCGCTGGCCACGACTACCAATTATTTGCCGACGTATCCGCGCCTGTATTACATGGTCGGAACGAACGTGCAGGTGCTTCCGGTGGCCTCCGGGACGTCGTTGTACATTGCCGTGAACTACAAGCCCACGGCCCTGAACGACCTGTCATCGGACAGCGCCACGATTGACTTCCCTGAGAACAATCAGGGGATCATCACCGCCAGCGCCGCTGCCAAGCTCTTGCTCAAGGGTGGCGCGGAAGTGGCCGCAGCAAACAACTTCCGCAACTTGGCCAACGAAGAGCGTCAGTCGATGCTGGACGATCTGCGCCGTCGCACGATCAACCCGACGCGCATGGCGTACCCCGACCAGAAGTATGACTGGAGCGGCGGCTAATGGCGGCAGGAGATCGCGTACTCGACGCCCAGCCACGCTTTGACGGGGGACTGAACAGCGTTTCTGATGATGCGGCGTTGCTGGACAATCAAGTCCGTACCGCTGCCAATGCGCGACTGACTGACTACGGCGCGATCAGCAAGCGCGGGGGAACGCGGCGGACCGCTGCGGCCCTTGCCGCGCAGCCGGTCACGGGCGGCTACACATGGACGAAGGACGACGGCACCGTCTCCGTCTTGGCGGTCTGCAACGGCAAGCTCTTTACGTCGGCGTTCAACCCGACGACATGGACATGGACAGAGCAGACGGGGACACTGGCGTCTGCCACCACCTCGTACTTTGCCAACTTCCGTGATGGCAGTGGCAACGATGTGGTGTACATCGCTGACGGGGGACCGCTCAACAAGTGGAGCGGATCAGCCCTGTCCACCAATCTTGCCGGGACGCCGGATGCGGCAGCGATTGCCGTGTACAACGAACGGCTCTGGTCGTGCGGCGACCCGGACTATCCCGACAGCATCTTCTATTCGGCGCTCAACAACGGCGATACGCTGGGCGTTGGCGCATCGGACGGTGGGCAGATTGTCATTCGCACGTTTGGCAACGAAGCGATTGTCGGGCTGGCGTCGATCAACACCTCGCTGCTGATCTTCCACAAGCGCGGTATCTCGCGCATCACGGGCTATGGGCAGGACGACCTGACCGTGGCTCCACAGGCGGTGACGGCGGACGTTGGCACGATTGCCAAGAACAGCATCGTGGCCAGCCAGAACATCGCCTACTTCATCTCCGAGCGCGGACTCTACCGCTGCAACGAAGCAGAGGTGGCGTCGATTGGTACGCCGCAGCAGCCTGATCCGATCCTGCCAATCATCCGGCAGTTGTCATCCACGGACTTCGATAAGATCAACTGCGTCATCAATCGGGCGACGAAGGAGTTGTGGATCACCATTCCCAACTTCGGGTGCTACCAGTATCACACGGTCCTCAACGCATGGTCGGGTCCGTGGGACACGGGCTATACGTCACCGGACACGACCTATCTGTTTGAGTGCCTGAACACGGCAGGACTGCCCATTGTCTTGCGCGGAGATGCCTCTGGGTACGTCAGTGTCTGCGATGCCCCCGGCGTGTTCTTGGATAACGTAGCCAGCGATGGGACGGGTGGAACGCGCTACGCGATGAGCGTCCAGATGCACCGCCTGTACTGCGGCGACGATGCGCTGGCCAAGTCGTTGCGCTGGGGCTACCTCACCGCGCAGCTCAACGGCTCAGACCAGACCCGTGTGCAGTGGAGCACCGGCGAGTCGTTCGGCTCGTACAGCCTGCCGCCGACCTACAGCTCGACATGGGGCGGCGCTGGCACCTACTGGGGCACTGGCACATGGGGTGGCGCAGGCAGTGTGAATTACCGCATCCCGATGGGCGGGACGGGATACTAC